CCAGACAAAGTAGACTTTGAAATGATGCAAGACGGCGAAGCAGCTATCTTTATCCTTGATTCTAAGTTTGATCCAGCCACAGACGTTTATCCCATGCCTGCACCTGCTGGCAACCTGGGCTTTATTGACAATGCTATGACACGTATCCAACAAGATACAATGGCAATGATTGGTATGACCACACCTGGTGATACATTCAACAGTGAAGTAATGGCTGCTGGTAATTCAGGAACCAAACTTGCCCTGGCCATGGGTCCTAATCAACTTATACAAGACAACACAGTTCGCAATAGTGCAGATGGTTTAAAAGAAGCCATTTGGATTGTATGGCGCACCCTGATTCAGTATGGTGATGACTATGGTGTTAAGAAGTTGGCCGCCCTGTATCACCCAGATAAAAAGCCAGTATTCTTGGATTACCAGGCCTGGGATGACATGAACTTCTGTGAGCGTAAGCAAATACACCTGGAGTTGGCCCTGGGAATGAAGAGTGAAGAGAATCAAATCCAACGACAACAGATTATACAAAAGTGCCAAAGTGATTTATACACTGTGGTGCAGACCATGGTTCAAGCAGGAACATTGACTCCAGAAATGTATCAAAAGATCAAGAAACCTTTTGCAGACACATTATATGTGTTGGGGGTCAAAGATTGTGATACATATTTGGCCACTGACGATGAAGTCAAAGCAATGATTGCACAAGGTCAAGAAGCTGCCAAAGCCAAGGGCCCAAGCCCAGATGATCAAGCCAAGACAGCCAAAGCAGAACTTGACAAGGCACGTGCAGAAGAAATTGAAGCAGAGATCAAAGGCACCAGTGCCAAAGCACAACTTGACTATATGGCACAGGCCCAAGGCACACCTAAGGTATACAACTAAGATATGATTACACAAGAAGCTATAGATGCATTCAACAACCGTTTGGTAGATGTTAACTTAAACAACATCAAAACCATGCGGCCAGCAGAGCAAGATCGCGTGATCACTCATGGCAGCAACGCGGAAGCATTGTTGAAGAATCGTGACTTGGCTTTGTTTGTGCACCAATTCAAATTCTCCGTTGCGGATCAATTAACTGCTGTTAGTGGTCACAACGAAGAAGCCAACAACAAGCGAGTGGCCCTATCAAACCAACTTGCTGGCATTGACAGTTTTATAGCATCGCTTAAAGCAGCGGTGTATTATAAAAATCGCGTGGTAAGTCTGCAGAAAGGTTCTACAGACCCCAGCGAGAATAACAAGGAAACCCTCCAATGATAACAACAGATATGCCTAACGTCTCAGACGCGGCCAATGTCAATCCCGCAGTTCCAAGTTTGGATGCAATAGCAGAGAAAATGGCCGCAATGACACAAGAAACATTACGTAACCAGATTCGTGCTACTGAACAGACTGCACCAGGATCCAAGGACCAGGCAGAAGTCCAGGAGCCTGTGGCACCCCAGCCAGAAGATAGCACCGCCCATGATGAAGAATACACTGATTCTGATGAGTCCGTTGACCCCACCCCTGAACAGGTAAGTGCGGACAACCAAGACAATTCCCCAGCAGATGATCTCATTGACTTTATAGAGTTTGCAGAAACAAACCCCAACGCTAAATTTAAGTTTATGCGTAATGGTCAAGAGATCGTCGTAGATGCTAAGAAAGCAGCCAGTATACTTGGACAAGGCAGTGCTATACACGAAGAAGCACGTCAGTTGAAAATACAACGCAGCGAGTTTGATGAATACTTAAAAACAACTCAAGCTCACCAAGAAGGATTATCACTGGCAATGGAATTCACAGTTGAACCAAGATTGCAACAAGCCTATGATGAAATAATCAAAGTGCAAGGCTATCAAAATACTTTTCAACAGCAATTGGCTCAAACCAGCGATCACACACAGAGAGCTCGTATACAAGCCAACATGCAACAAAATGAACAGTATCTTGGGCGGATGGGCCAAACGGTCAATCAGCTAAGGCCTGCAATAGATCAATTCCGTCAACTTCGCCAACAACAAGTGGCTGAAGTCCTGGACAACAATCGCCGTCAGTTCAAAGACAAGGATTTGAAAAATGAATATGTCTACAATGAACTGCGTGAGAAAGTTGCCAAAGGTTGGACTGGTGCCAATGGACAAATTGTGCCTGGTATTAAAAACATAGACCTTATTTCATCAGATGAACATATCTTAGGATTGATCAGAGATGGATTAAAGTTTAGAGACAAGCCAAGAACACAAAACGCAGGTGCTTCAATCGCAGCACTTACCAAACGTGGTGGCAGTAACACAGGCAACAATAGATCCAGCAGTGAAGACATAACAAAACTTCGTGAGGTAGCCAAGAAAGGCGGCAAGGAAGGAATTCGTGCCGCAGACAACCTACTCGTAATGCAACTTAGCAAACTAAGAGCACAACGAGGTGGTCGTTGATTAGCCTATAATAATATTCAAGGAGAATAAAATGGCAGAAATTACAACAAGTCAAATTGGTAACGGAACTACGGCATATGCAACAGATATCGTTGTCAAAGACTTAGATTTAGATGTATCAAATCGTGTAAAAGACGATACCCCAGTTCTTAACATGGCAATGTCTAAGAAGCGTAAAGTTAATTCAACTTTACCATTGTGGACAGACGACTTATATCGTTTGCCAACTACAATGGCCTATGTTGAAGGTGCAACTGTTACCACTGCTGACGCAGAAAGCAACAGTCGTTACAACTTAGCAAACTACACACAGATTTTTGCAACAACAATTGCAGCATCTGGAACAGCTCGTGCAGTAATGCAATCTGGTGGTGACCCACAAGCATATCAACAAGTAAAACAACTTATTGAATTAATGTTTGACGTAGAGTATCAATTGGTTCGTAATGACCAAATTGGAACACAATACGGTGGTCAAACTGGTAATGCTGGTGGTATCAGTGGAAACACACAATCTGGTCGTAGAATGGGTTCATTGAGCAGTTTCGCTGGAACACAATCATTCAATACAACATCAGGTTTGGTTGCCAACATCACAACTTACACCAACAATGCTTCTACTGACAGTGCCACAGCCAATGTTGGTAATTTGCAGATCCAATCCAACGGAACTCAATACTACACAGGAACATTTACTAACCAAGCTTTCAGTCCTATCACTTACAAGCAGTTAGTTACAGTTGCTGAAGAGCGTTACAATGCTAAAATCCGCACTATGGTTGCTCCAACAAGTTTGAGAACAAGCATCAGTGATTTGATTGGAACATCAAACACCAGCATCAACCGTAGAAATGTGGAACGTGGCGACACAATCCAAACTTACGAAGGTGACTTTAACTACACTTACGAAATCTTTGATTCTTGGATCATGGATCAAGCTGGTGTATCTAACAGCATTTACTTCTTAAATGAAGAAGTGTTGCAGTGGGGTTCATTGCGTGACCTAGGTCCTAACAACGAAGTATTCAGTAACGCTGACGCTTCATTGGATCAGTTCATCATGGAAGGAACATTGATTGTTCGTAACCCAGCTGGCGTTGGTCTGTTAAACAACATCTCCGTGCCTACAGGTAGTAATACTCCTACAACACAACGTCCAAGTGCGTTGGTTCAAAGAACAAACTACGGCTCTGGCAACACTTACGTTTAATAACCCAACGGGTTTATGTAAACAGACAAAAGGGCTACGGCCCTTTTGTCTTGAGTATTGTGCTATTTTAAGCCCAGACTAAATACTACTATGACTACACCTGACAGAGAATATCTGGATAACACAGACCCAGAAAAGAATTACAACTATTTCCGCCAAGATAACGGTGGTATGATCACTGCACACAATGGTGTTGCTGATAAATTGCTACAAAATGACAAGTTATTCAATTCCATGAAGGGCGATTGGCGGCGTAGCGACTGGAATGCCAGTAAGAATATACTAACAACAACAGGACGAGAAGATGGCAAATTTTATATCCGCCGTGAACAACATAACGCTGAAGCTGTGGCTGAGCGTTGCAAGCTTTATAGACAAGCTGCGGAACAAGGTATCCCAGATCCGCTGGCGCCGTTGATGCCAGATGGCAAACTTGGCTGGAAATGGATGGATTTACCCAACGTGGTCAGCATTCGTATAAGTGATCAATACTTTGGTGGAATACCATGGGCTGCACTTAAAAATGATCGCACATTAAAAGCACAATTCTATCGTGTGGTGCAAGCAGAATATCCACAATACGTGTGCTATCCAGGCGGCCGTTTACCAATACCCGTTGATGTGCCTTACCCAGCCAAAGTGGGTGAGAAGAAGTTTTTTAAGGGACACTAAACAATGTCATTCCAAATACCAACCGCAGACGACCTGGTCACTTATGTTAAAAGTTTTACAGGCTCAACCAATGATGAAGAAATCCGCCAATGTATCTTCCTGGCAGAAATGGCAATGCGTAATATTGAGTTGCCTGCACTACGCACTGATCCTTATGATCCTTCAAGTTTTGGTGTAGCTGACCAATATGGCATGGTTCCTATTCCAGGAGACATGAATAAACCAATATTGTTCTTCAAACAAGGCAATCCAGGTGGCAGCACATTAAGCACACAAGGACCTTGGATAGTTTACGATCGCATTGGTGATCGTGATATCATTACACAAAGCATGGTTGCACAATTATATTTGTCACCAGTGAATGTGCCAATTGTTATACGTGGCAAGTTCAGTGAAGTAGGCCAAAACTACAAGTTTCTTCCTTTTGTAGGCGAAGGTGACATCATCAACTTATACTACTACAAAGCATGGCCATTGTTGTTTACACCCATTGAAGACACTGAGGACACAATTCAAAACAATGCAGTGTTGCAAACATGGCCAGAAGGTTATGTCTATGGCACACTACAATATTATTATACCAAGCGTCACAATGATTCTGATGCCGCAGTATACAAAGCCTTGTTTGATGATGCTTGGAAGCAAGTAGAAGATCAAAACAACAAAGGCAAGTGGTCTGGTGGACATACAAGATTGACCAGCATATTCCAACCACGCATTGCACGCCAATATGCAGTTAAGTAATTAAGGATACTACAATGGCAACAGGTAATACAATAGGTTTATACAGCGTCGTGGCAGGGCCAAGTGTTTCAGCAGCCAATACAATGGGTTTATATTCAGGAGTGGTCAACACTCCAATCACTTATCCATATGGCAATGCCAATGTGGCCAACTTCTTGTCAGTAGGTTCAGACCCAGGCGGTAATGTTGTCAGCAATATCATTGCCAGTGGCAACATTACTGCTGACTATTATTTTGGCAATGGCAGTCAACTAACTGGTGTTATATCAAATTATGGCAATGCCAATGTTGCTGATTTTTTAGCCAACTTTGGCAGTAATTCAATATCAACAACAGGTAATGTTGCAGCCACTAATGTCAATACAACCGCTGTATACAACAATGGTTATGGTGTTGCACTACAAAGCGATTACTGGGCACAACTGCAATATAGTAATTCAGCAACGGCGCCAGTGGATCAATCTGACATTGGTGATGGCTCATGGTTTTATGTAGATAGTTCAGGTGCTTGGTTTGAATCAAATACCACTGGCACAGTCAGATCTGTGTCAATGGACAACAACGGTAATTTAACTGCACAAGGCAACGTCACTGGCAACTATTTCTTAGGCAATGGTAGTCAATTAACTGGCCTGCCAGCAACATACAGCAATGCCAACGTAGCAACATTTCTTGCCAACTTTGGCAGTAACTCAATATCAACAACAGGCAATGTCTCAGCTGGTAATGTCATTGTCAGTGGCAATATCTATTTGCCAGCAGGTGGCGGCAATCCAGTTGTAGTTGGTGAAGTTACTGCGGTCACAGGCACTGCCGCTGCCAACGCAAATGTAACAAGTAATGCCACTCCTTTTATTACCACAACTGTGCCAGGTCCAGGACAATGGTTATTCAACATAACAGTAACTGGTCAAATTAATAAAAATACTGCGGCACAGGACAATATTTCTTTTGGATTATACAATGGTGCCAATGCACAAATTGGAAATTCTGTTTTGGTTATAAATGCAGCAGATTCAACCTCAAGACTGTATAATTTATTAGTGTCTGGATCTGGTAGTTTTATAGCAACAACCACAGGTGCAGAAACTTTTAACGTTTATGTCAAAGGCAATGGATATATTGCTGTCGCAGATGGGTCATTCTTGACTTATGTTCAATTGGACACACAGTTTGGTATCAGCAATGTTGCTTATACAGGCAACATAAGTTATGCAGGTAATATCACTGCAGCCAATAACTTGATTGGCAATGGATTGATTGTCAATGGTGATGCTAGTCTCACAGGCAACATTACCACACCAGGCAATGTAACGGCAAACTATTTTATTGGTAATGTGTTTGGTAATATTTCTGGCAACATTGTAGTTCCAGGTGCCAACACAGATATCATATTCAATAACAATGGCAACGCAGGTGCCAGCAACAATTTAACATTTGATTTTGCTGCCAATGTTCTTGGCATAACAGGCAATGTTGCTGCCACTGGTAACGTAAGTGGCAACTACATTCTTGGCAATGGTAGTCAATTAACTGGATTATATGGCAACGCTAATGTAGCCAATTATTTGCCCACATATGGTGGAACTATATTAGCCAATCTTGTTAATTTTACCAACAACAGTGGCATAATTGAACAAGGTGATCAAAGAATCACTATCACAGGCAATGCCGTGGGGGTCAATACTGGTGCTTATTTCAATGACACTGGCGAAGCAGCCTTATTTGCTAATTCTTATGTTGCCATAGCTACCAACACCGCGGGCAATATCAATCCAACCTGGACTTTTGATGCCCAGGGTAATCTATCAGCACCTGGCAATATTTCTGCCACAGGCAATATTACTGGCAACTATTTCTTAGGTAATGGAAGCCAACTAACTGGTATTGTATCAAGTTACGGTAACAGTAATGTTACAACACTATTAGCTGCATTTGGCAGCAATACTATATCAACAACTGGCAATGCCACATTTGGCAACATCACAGACACAGGTAGTGCCAGCGTCACTGGCAATGTTTCTGCTGGTAATGTTTTAACTGGTGGGCTTGTAAGTGCCACTGGCAATGTCACTGGCAACTACTTTCTTGGTAATGGATCACAACTAACTGGATTACCTGCAACATATGGTAACAGCAATGTTGCAACATTCTTAGCGGCATTTGGTTCAAACACAATATCCACCACAGGCAATGCGACATTTGGTAATATCACAGACACAGGCACGGCCAGCGTAACAGGCAATGTCACAGGTGGCAATTTATTAAGTTTAGGCGTTGTAAGTGCCGCTGGCAATTTAACTTCTGGGCAACAAACAATTGTTGGCACTGGAAACTTATCAGGTGGCCTGGGTAATATTATTATATCAGGTCAAAATATCGCCACTGATTTGATCTATGATCCAATGTCTGCCAACACTGCCGCTAATATAGCCGCACAAGGTCGTATTGTAATTGGTGCAGGTTATCAATCACCAGGCAATATTGGCAATGCTTCAATACCTGGCAATGTAAGTCCTTACTATGATATCAACCGTGGATCAGGTGCAAGTTTATTAGTGCAGAATTCATATAATTTTGGTAATGCAGTAACAGGATCAGCAGGTGCAGCGGCCCGTGGTATTGCTACACAACAATATGCAACCTATACTGCAAATATTACCACTGCTACCACACGCCAGTCAGCAGGGACATTCTTACTGCAGGTAGGTGGTGGTTCAGCAGCCAATACATTGAATGTAGGTTCAATTTTTGGTGTCAATGCTATTATAAGTCAAGTCACAATTGGTGGAACAGGTAACCTGGCGGCCATGGGCAATACCACTGTTGGCCACGCCGCCAGTTTTGCAGCCGCAAGTTCTGTTAGTCCAGGCAGCACAGGTGGTAACTTTGTAGGTGTGTATAGTCAGTTGAATGTTAGTGGCAATGCCAACACATTTATGGGATTTGCAACTGCTATTAATCTCCAGGGAGCAGCTGGAGCAACTGGTAACTTTTATGCTTATTATTTGCCCAACAACGTGGCAACCTATGGTTTATCAACGGCCAACAATGCTCGTGCCGCCAACAACTATTACTTCCTACGCAATGATGACGCAGTGGCACAAAATCAACTGGGTTCATTACGCAGTTATACCAACTTCAACTATGTTGCAGGCACGACCACTGGTGCCGTGACCATTGACAAGACCAATGGGCAAGTTCAAAGAATCAACCTAACAGGTAATATCACTGCTGTGACATTTTCCAACTTTGTCAGCAGTGCCACTGATAGTGTAAATCAAGACCAACAAGAAGACATTGTAAGAGTTTATTTGAATCAAGGCACAACTGGTAATTTTGGTGTGACCTTGCCCACTGGCAATGCCGCAATCAAATATGCCAGTGGCAACTCCACAGTGGCAGTAACTGCAAATACAGTTACCAAGTTAGAGATAGCCGCACTGACATTAAATGGTAATGCTACATCAGCGGGCACAACAACCTATTTGGTCACAGTATCACCAGCCTATAGTTAAGGATCAACAATGGCCAAACAATTTGATGAAGTAAGAGTTCCTTTTACTAAAATGACATTTACACCTGATGTGCCATCTACGGCACTTCAACCCAACGAATACAATTCTGGGCTCAATGTAGAAACAGATGTGCGTGGTGTAAGATCTGTCAATGGTGATGAACCAATATTAAAAACGGTGCCAGGAACTTCTACATTTGTCAGTGGTGGTTATCGCCGCAATGGTGAGTTTTGGTTTATAGCGGCCACAGTAGAAGGTCGCTGGTGGGCCACAAATGGCAACACAGTGGATTGGTATGATATCACTCCAGGTGGTATTCCGTTCACAGGCTACACACAGGCCACCAACATCATGGACAGTTGGAATGGCAACGTTGTGTTTTTCAATGACAGTTTAAATCCACCAATGTTTTTACCAGATGAACCTGGTGCAGTGCTGGTGCAGTATAGTAACCAAGTGCCTATTGATATTGACAATTTAGTCGCTAATGTTGCGGCACTAACAAATACTATTACTTTTAGTGGACCAGCGACCACAACTGGCAGCAGTATATCTGGCACAACATTGACCATTGGAACATTGGTTTCTGGCACCGTAAATGTCAACATGTACTTGTCAGGTGGCAGTGTTGTAGCTGGCACTAAGATTATTAATAATATCAGTGGCTCAGGCAGTGGATCTACCTGGACAGTTGATACAAGTCAAAGCCTAGGATCCACTGCTTTAACAGGAACCATATGGAAAAATCCTCCGTTTGCAGTGGGCAGTTATGTTATTGTCAATGATGTAGATCCAAGTTATTACAATGGAACATATGTAGTAACTGCTTGTGATTATTTGAGTGTTACGTATACAAGTAGTCAAAGTTATACCTATGTTGCTAACACTGGAACAGTTGCACCAAAATATACTTGGAACTACAATCCAAAATGGAAAAGTGTTTACGCCAACTTCATGCGTGTATATTCTACACCCAATGTTGGATGTATTTTAGTTGCAGGTAATTTAACTGCGACATTATTAGACGACACAGTTGTTAACTATCCAACTACTGTGCAATGGTCACAATCATTTGGCCTTAACCAAGCACCAACCACATGGGTGCCCACGGTCACAAACGTGGCCAACCAACTTGAAGTCTCACTACGTGGGCCAGCATTAGATTGTTTTCCCAGCAATGGACAGTTATTCCTTTGCAGTTATTGGGACACAGTGATATTCACACCAATTAACTATGCCACAACTTCAACACCAATCCTGGGTGTGCGTTTGTTTAATCAAGGACGTGGCATGTTATCCAGCAACTGTTGGGCTAACACAGACAAATTAGTTTATGGAATTGATGCACGTGATATTTGGGTATTTGATGGCAGTGACTTCAAAGGACTTGGTAACCAACGTGTAAAGAATTATTTCTTTGATCAACTGGATCCTGTGTATTGGGATCGTGTGTTTATGGAAACCAATACAGAAAAAAATCAAATAGAAATATACTATCCAACCACCACTGCCGTAAATGGTGTGCCCAACAAGATGTTGGCCTATCGTTATGACCTAGATGTTTTCCAACCACCAAGAGATGTGGCCAGTGCCACAATGGGTTGTGAATCACCTATATGGACCAACACAGGTAATATCAGTGTTCCTGCGTGGGGCTTTGATCCTGCATCAAGAACAATTGTCTACGCACGTGGTGTTGCTAATGTAAGTCTAGCACAAAAAGACATGGGTAATACATTCATTGCCAATGTTGCCAATGCCGTGTCAATATCAAGTAGTTTTCGCAGAGACAATATCAAAATGTTGGCCAATTATTCAGGCAAGTTATTGGTGCATCGCATACTGCCAGAAGTTGTGAGCCTGGATAATCACGGTATTGAAATGAATCCTGGTGTTGGTAATATAACATTGACATTAGAAGGTTCAAATTCAGTTGGTAGTAGTCCTGATTCTGTAGTAGGTATTGTTGTGCCAATCAACGCAAGTGGCAACACTGCTAATCCTTGGGCACAGTTTAATCAAAATGCTTATCGTGTTAACACAGTTGAAATAACAAATACAAGTAGTGCCGCACCATGGATGTGTAGTGCTACTACTTGGCAATATACACAAACAGAAGACGATAGATAATGACATATCCAGTAAATGATCAAGATACACTAGGAATTGTAGATGGCCTAAACTATTTGCTAAGTGGACCAGCTGGACTTGGACAAAACTTCCAAGGCTTTGCTGATTATCTTCCTGCGTATATTTCAGGAACATATCGTAAACCATATGGCATTACTGCCGCTGACAATGTAAATGTATTTCCACCACCATGGTATACCATTCCTATTTCTATTAGTAATATTGCTCCAATAAATGTTGATCCAATTACTGGATTGTCTAGTTATATTCAAATAACATTTACAGGTGGCCCATTGGCCAATCCACCTTTTAATCTTGGATCTGGTGTTCAGATTTCAGGTGTGACAGATTCAGGTCCACCTGGCAATGGAGCATATAATGGATTTTATGGCCGTCCATATGGTATAGTAGAATGCACTACAACTTATGCAATAATAAGAACTGGTAATGAGTATCTTTGGAATACCTATATAAGTGGAGGCACAATTGGAATAGATGCCAGCGCACAATTTAATTCAACAGATTGTAATGCTCGTGTAACCATATATGGACCAACTGATCAAGTTTTTATTAGTGCTCAGTTGGCATTGGATTTTACATATACATGTCTTTTACCCAGTGAATTTATCGTAACAGTAGCTATTAATCGTTTTGTTGGATTTTTAGATACAACTAATCCAAATAGTATTGAATATTTGTTTAATCCATCTGGAACAGTAAGTTTACAAACACATACCTATAATGTAACTGCTGGCACAGATGTAAGTGTCAGTGCAGGCCAAAACATCTTTACCACAGTATTAGATAAACCAAACTTTGGTTACTATTGGTATATTTGTGAAGTAAGTTTTGATGTAGTAAGTGGTGACGTTGTTCCAGGAGTATTCACCACAGGCCTTCGCAGCTTGACCGCACAGGTAATCAAGCAATAATGGTTTTCGCCCATGCCACTAAATATTGAGTTAGGAACAAAATAAATGTCAGATTATACCGCAGAAGAAATAGCCAGTGCTATTGCAGACATGCAGGCCAATGGAGCAAGTAATGCTGACATTGCCGCAGCGGCTTCAGCAGCTGGCGTAAGCGTAAGCGAAATAGCGGCCGCAACTGGCGTTGACTCTGGAACTATAAGTCAAATCTTCCAAGATGCTGGCGTAGCTCCAGCACCAGAACCTGCACCAGCTCCAGTGGCCGTTGCACCAGAACCTGTGTATACTCCACCGCCGCAGGATCTTCCTTATAATCCATCAGCACCAGAACCTGTTTATAATCCACCTCCAGTAGAAGCAATCAAGCCTGCTCCTGCTCCTGTGGCTCCAGTGGCACCTGCACTTCCTTATTCAGGTTCATTTATAGGAACTACAAATCCAGGATCGCCTGGCACATATAATGGTATAGCAGATTCAACCCTAATTGCTGCCGCACAACAAGCAAATCCAGATGTGTTTGCTGGTTTACAAAATGGAACTTTACAATTTAACAATGATGGCGATCATATATTTTTAACAGATACAACCACAGGTAAAGAATTACAAGGTATTGATATTCGTCAAGATATGAATGGTAATTTGGGTGTGAATATTCCTACTGTGCAGGGTGGTGGCATGATTCAAATTGCTACCAAAGTTGGAGACAATGGTCTGTTGGCTCCAGTTAATACTTCAGCCGCTTACAATATTGGTGTAAATCAAAGCACAGGTGGTTTTGCGGGAGGAGTAAATCAAATAGCCAACATGGCCATAATGGCAACGGCAAGTTATTTCTTACCTGGCGTGGGTGAGTTATTGGCCACAGAGTTAGGCGTAAGCACCACTGTGGGAACAGCATTGGCACAAGCAGGATTGCAATTGGCCAGTGGCGCAGATCCAAAGACTATTCTTGTAAGTGCATTAGCAGGTCCAGCAGGATTAGATGCATCTGGTGCAGTATCAAGTCAACTCAGCAGTTTAATCAATGATCCAAATACATTACAAATGGCATCTAATGCAATTACACGAGCAGGCACAACATTGGCCGCAGGTGGCACTGGCAAAGATGCATTAACATCAGCGGCTGGTAGTATTGTTCAATATGCAGTTACCAATGCCACTGGCAGCACAGCATTAGGTGCTGGTGCAGGCACATTATTACAAACAAATGGCAATATCAATGCCGCCACACAAGCATTGGTCAACACCACTGCTTATAATGCAGGACAAGGTTCATCGTTTGTCAAAGATACTTTGGGATTAACCAATACTGCCAATCAATACGGTGTTATGAGCAATCCAGTCACAGGCAGCGGCACAGAAATACCAGGACGAGCATTACCACAACCAACCAGTGGTGATGTGCCTGTGATAGATGGAACAGCAACACCAGTTGGAAATATAAACTATACTGGAAATACACCAGTAAGTTACACTGGTGCCACAGGTCCTGTTGCACCTGGAGTATTCAATCTTACGCCAACTGGCACCAGTGATAGTCCTCCTGGCACAATATTTCCAAATGGTGATATAGTATTGCCAGGTGGCCAAACTGTATCAACTACAGACCTACAAAACGCCATGAACGCAGGGCAACCAATCGCTGTCAATGGTGTGATGAATGCTGGTTTATTGGATACTATTAAGAATATGTTTAGTGCTCCAGCGGAACCAGTGGCTCCTGTGACACCTCCATCAAGACCACAATTGACACTGGGACAAATGATGGCAACCAATCCCACAGATGCTGCAATATTTGATTCAAGTAAAATGCAAGCAATAGATCCAAGTTCAGGCGAAAGGATCATAAATCAAAGTGTTGATTCTGAATCTGATCCAGGACACACATATTATAGTTCATATGTAAGTGGTAATACAGCTGATGGAACACCATACAAATATACCATTGTGTATGATCCAGCCACAGGGAAAGTAAGTTATAATACTGCTGTTCAAAATTCATCAGGTGGATTTGATGTAACCAGCAGTTCTAAACCACCAACGTTTATATCTTCAAAGGACGTTACTGGACAACTAACAAGCGTGCCAGTATTAACACAAGGTTCTAAAACAACATCAAGTCCTACTAACCCAACAATTCCACCTGTGAATGCACCTGTGGCACCAACTGGTAATGTTGCAGTAGCACCAACTGGTAATGTTGCAGTTGCGCCTGTAGCACCAACTGGTAATATTGCAACGACACCAGTAACACCAACTGGTAATGTAACAATATCAACTGGCCCAGTGGCCACAGGCGGCCTCAGCACACCAGGATTAAATTTAAACTTACCTACTGGTAATATTCCTGGTTCTGGTGGTAGCACTGGTGGAACAGGCGTGTCAAGCACAGGTAATCTTACAACTGTAAGCACCTCTAATACAGGAACACCATTGGGTAATATAGTCAGCACATTAGGCAACACATATGGCAATGTCCTGGGCAATATCAGCGGCACTGGTAATACTATTGCCAACATAGGCGGAACTGGCATATCTGGCACTGGCAATATAACTATACCTGGTAACGTAGTAGTGCCACCTGGTAACGTAGTTGTGCCACCTGGTAACGTAGTAGTGCCACCTGGCAATGTAGTAGTGCCACCTGGCAATGTAGTAGTGCCACCTGGTAACGTAGTTGTGCCACCTGGTAACGTAGTTGTGCCACCTGGCAATGTAGTAACAGAAGGCAACGTAGTAACAGATGGCAACGTAGTAGTAGATGGAAGCCTTATACCTATTATTACTAAAAAACCCAGCGTAACTGGAAATGTTACAATACCAACCACAGGCGGATTCGCAATGCCAACTACACAGGGTGCATTAGTAAACCCAGGATTAAATCCAGGATATATTCAAGCAACACCAGCTTACCAAACAACCAATCCAGTGCAAAGCAAGTTTTATTGGGGACAACATCCTTATGCAATAGGACCAGCTGATATTGGTGCATACAACTATACACCACAGGCTCCAGCTACACCCTGGGGCGCACAACAGGCCTTGACTGGTCCTGTGACTCCAGCGGCAACAAGAACACCCTCCACACAACATCCAATTCAAACACAATTGCATGATGCTTGGAACACAGGTGATTATGGCACTGTCAATAACATTGTTAAAAACAATGACATTTCCACATTGCAAACAAATGCATTGTATGGACCAAATGTAACGCAACAAGCATTAGCACACGGAGTGCAGTTGTCACAGCCCACACCTTATACGCCAATGACGCATCAGCAGTTCTTAGATGCAGCCAATGCGTTGGCAGCCACACAGGCTGTGAGTTCATCACCAATAAACGGATAAAATTATGAGTGCAAGTTTTCAATCTCAAAGTAACTTTAATGACCCAACATTGCCACCCAGCAGTTCAACAACATCCTCAACGGATTGGGCAAAATTAAATAATCAGATTTATCAACCACAGGCTGGATTGGTTAGTAATCCAATGAATCAATCATCTTCTGGTCAAAATACAAACACTCCAAATCCTTTGGCATCATCACCTTGGTCTAGTGTAACTGGCGGTGGATTTGCTGCTCCTGGCGGCAACTATGGAAGTCCATTTGGTGTAACTGCACAATTGGGTGCTGGTCCTTGGACTGGATCGCAACAACAACCACCAACTACATCACCATTAAATTTAGATTTAGGATATCAAGATAACAATTATCAACAAGTATTAACACAACATCCAAACTGGACTGCAACAAAAAATAGTTTATCTGATATTGCACAAGCTCCTTATACAAACGAACAAGGTCAAGGAGTAAACAAGGATGGAACATTTTGGAATATTGGATCACAACAAACACCACCAACCACAGGTATTACGGGTATAGCTGCTCCTGGCGGTAATTATAGAAACCCTACACAACTGGGTGGTCCTGGGACTGGCAGTCAACAATCTACACCAACTACACCAAACACAAATGACCCAGGACAATTTCTGGGCATAGAATCAGGTGTAGTTTCTAGTTCTGGTGGATATGATAAAGGATATCAACAATTTTTACAAAATAATCCAGATTGGGTTAAAAATAATAGTCCTGCAGGTATTCAGTCTCCTCAACAGGCCTATGGAGCATATCAAAGACAAATACCAGTGCCACCACCGCCACAAAGTGGTGCAGCAGGACGTATACAACTGGAAAATCAACAACCACCCGCCGCGCCAGTGCCACCACCATCACCAAATCCGTTTGCCCAATATGGCCAATATGCTGATCGTTTGAATCAAGAATTTAATAAACAAAAAGGCAGTTATGGCAAAACTGAAGCCAATGATAGATATTTTTCTAATCCAGAAGGATTTATGAAAAATCAAGCGGATCAATTTTTAAACCAATATAAAATAAACGATTACTATGCAAAAAATAATCCTGGGCAAAATCCATTAAATGGCAGTGGAGATTATTGGAACCGTGGAATTGATTGGAATACTGGATTAGATAATGGCAAAGGTGGTGAAATATATTCAGGTGGTCAACTTTACATACCACAAGGCAATGGAACTTATCTTAATGTAAACTCTGGTAAAATAATGCAACAAGAAATGCCACAACAAGATCCTGACAATCCATTTGGAGTGGTTATAGGAGGTGGTCAAAGACCAACATTTAAAGAATATACACCTGGATCGCAACCACCCGCCGCACCAGTGCCACCAAACATTATGTCTAATATTTTACCAATTGGTGAAAGAAATGGTTATGATTTATCAGGTAATAAAGTTTGGCAAAAACCAATGCCAACGCCTGGCCTATTACAAAGTATTATAAATTCAGGTTCTGTAAATGGACAACCTGTTCCAACAGATATATTACAAAAATTAAAAGATCAATATAATCAAATACCTGGTAATGTTTATAATCCACCCTCCGCACCAGTGCCACCACCAATGACCTACAATCCAGGCTATGGACGACCTGGAGTCGCACAACAACACATACCTGGAAGGCACTTGATGCCTCAGCGATCACCGTTACGGTTTGTTCAAGGCGTTGATGGAACAGGAATGCCAATCTTTACACCAGCCCAACAATAAGCAAAGATCTGCAGATCAGTTAAATATACAAAAGGAAAAAATAATGCCAAATGCATCAACATCAAGTGGAACAAATACAGTAACCACTAAATTAACTCCAGAAGAGCAAGCACAGATATCAGCACAAACTGGTAACTTGTTAGGAACTGTATTACCTACTTGGATGCAAGGCATACAAGGTGCTACTAATTTGTATAATACAAGCGCACCTGGTGTTACACAAGCTGGTCAAAACCTAGCTGGCACTGCACAACAAGTTCAACAAACTGCAGGTGAAACTGGTGAGTCTGCATTAAGAACAGGCATCACTGGTTTAGAAAGTTTATTCAATCCTCAATACGAACAACAACAAGTTACGGCCGCACTACAACCTGCACAAGCACAGTATATGCAAAACTTGGCCAATCAAGGTGCACAATATGGTGGCGCAGGTGAATTAGGTTCAGCACGTCAGGCCCTGGCCAGTCAACAACTTGCTGGCACCAACAGAATGAATCAAGCTACATTGGCTGCCAACATTGGTCAACAAATTGCTGGTCAACGTGCAACTGTTGCAGGGCAATTGGGCCAACTTGGTCAAGCAGGACTTACACAAGCCCTGGGTGCCGCAGGACAAAACGTCAACGCGGCAAATGTTTCAGCTGATTACTTGGCAAAGTTATTTGCATTGTATGGCCAACTTCCAAGCTATGTTGCAAATCCTGCACAAATTGGACAAACAGTTACCACAAGCCAGTCTCAAGATCAAGCTGGTTTTAAAGTTTAAGGACCTATAATGGCAGATTTCAGCGATTTATTCAATCAGTATATGAGTGCCAGAGTGGGGCAAGCCACAGGTGCATTTACTGATCCTACTGGTTATTTGACCAATAGAGTGTATGGTGATTTGGGTTTGAATAATCCAGACCAAGTTGGCAATACCAAACCTAAAACAACCACAATTAAACACAATGATGATGGTAGCAAAGAGATTATCAACAAGTATGAAATGCCTGCAGTAGATTATAGTCTTAATAAAACTACTAATCCATATTCATATATGTCCGCTCCTGGTCAAGCAAGTTATGCTACACAACAACAACCAATGGCACCAGTTGCACCAGATCAAAATGCAGCTGAAACAGCAAGATTAGCACAACAAGAACAATTTGCACAAGGCGTGCCATCTGCACCACAAGCATTTGTTCAACAACCAGTTCAACAAACTGAACCACAAGGCATGTCAAGAGCAATGAGTGGTGTGCCACAAGCTGGTGCTGGTATGTTCCCACAAGGAGCACAACCAATCCCAACTCAAGCACCGCCTCCTAATTTAATTGCGGCTATACAAAAGAATGAAACTGGTGGCATGGCTAATCCCAATGCCGCAGTTGGTGCAGCTGGTGAACGTGGTGCAATGCAAGTATTGCCAAGCACAAGTCGTGATCCTGGTTATGGAGTAAAACCTGCTGCCAATAATAGTCCAGAAGAATTAAATCGCGTTGGACGTGATTACTACACTGCAATGCAACAACGTTATCAAGATCCTGTGTTGGCAGCTGCCGCTTACAATGCTGGTCCTGGAACAATGGACAAAGCCATTGCACGATCACAAGCAGAAGGTGGTCATCCAATGGCATATATGCCTGCGGCTACACAAAATTATGCTGGTAAATTTGCACAAACTATTGGATACAAGCCTGGGCAATCCAATGCTGAAAATCCAGCAGTTACTCGTCCTTGGATTGTTGAAGGCACTGGTCTACACATGCCAGGTCATGAAATAAACAAAGAATTAGATGTTGTAAATTCTGCCAAAGGTAATCCAGAAGAACTACACAAGATTGCATATAATCCAGCAACTCCACCAATGATTGCTAAAATAGCTATTGATGATTTAACTGGTTATTATGATGCAATTAAAGCACAACAAAAAGCAGAAAAAGTTGTTACTTCCGCAGCAACAGGTGATACAAAAGCAACAAATGAATTAATGCGTGATTTACGCAAAGAAAATACAGAAGGCAGTTATGTCAAAGCTTATTTGTTTGCACGTTTAGGATTAACAGAGCTTGCACGTAATGAACAACAAAAGTTAGGTGCTGGTTCACAAACTTCAATTGCAAGTTTAGATGGACAACAATACGCAGTTAGACTTGATGGACAAGGTAATATTACCAAAGCCTATGATTCATCTGGTGCTGCAGTTCCTGATTCAATTATTGCCAAACTACAAAGTAACTATGCTGGTATCAAAGGTGCACAAGCACATACAGCAACGTTCAAAGACAAAGACACTGGTGAGCTATACGTTCAACAAACAATGGGCGGTGGTCAAACACGTATTGTTAATATGGCAACTGGTGTTCCATTCCAAGGTAAAACTTCTAACCTAATGGCTTATGGCATTGGTGCAGACGTTGAACGTAAGAATGTTGAACAACTACAAACATTACGCAATAGATTGCTTAACGAACCTAATATTGATGCGGCTAAAGAATTGGCCAAGTTCAATGCACTTAATGGAACAAACTACAATTACTCACAGGTCATTAATGCACAACCTGCAATGACTGCACCTGTTGGTGGTGCACCAATTACTCCTGGTGTTGCACAAGCTCCTACAGCACAAACATTTGGCACACAAGCTCCTACAACACAAACATTTGGCACACAAATTCCAGCACAACCTGGTGTTGCACAACCACAAGCCGCGGCAACTGCACCTGGTGTAGTTCCTGGACCAGCTGGCGTATCAACTGCCGCAAGTTCAAGATTGATTCCTGTGCCAACACAACCTGCACTTGGTGAATCACCCACTGCATTTGCTGCACGTCGTAATCAAGTGATTGAAGCCAACAAAAAGATATCTGGTGAAGAAGCAGATAAAATGCATGGTGCAGAACAAATCTATGATGTGGTCAAAGAAATCAATGATGTATTGCCCAAAGCCACTGGCAGTGCCATTGGTGCCAAAGTTGATCAACTTGCTGGCATATTTGGTTATAGCACAGAAGGTGCACAAGCAACTGCTAAACTACAAGTATTGGGCGATAGAATACTTAAATCTGTGCCAAGATTCTCTGGACCACAATCAGACAAAGATGTTGCCAGTTACAAAGCAGCCGCTGGTCAACTTGCTGATCCCACAGTGCCTATTCAAACACGTATTGCCGCATTTAATACTATTCAAGAAATTAATAAGAAATATGCACCAGATCTTGATTGGGATTTCAACAAACAACCTGGTCAAGGATTTAAAATTATTAAACGTGAGAAAATACAATGACTGAAAGAGTAACAGTAGAACATAACGGTGAACGTTTTACAGTAGAAGTGCCTGATGGCACTCCTGATGATGAAATACAACGTTTTGTCACGCAACAAAGCCAATCAAATAGTGTAGATCAAAATATTGCAGCTGGAGCAGTTTCTCCAGTGGCAAGAACCGTAGGCGGATATTATGGTGCTACTCATGGCGGCATACCTGGAACAGTTTATCGTGAAGCAAAAGATCTTGCTGGAGTAGTAGCAAAATCAACTCCAGAAATGTGGACTGATGTTTTTGCACATCCAATTGAAAATACACGAGAAGGTATTAAAGCACTTGCACAAAGATATACTGGTAGTGCTTATACACAACCAATTGGCCAAACACTAAGTAATATTGCAAAAACTAACTTACCAAATATTGCACGTGGTGCCGCTGGTATTCTTGGCAGTGCAGTTACCGCTCCAGAAAATGCAGTAATGTTACCTTACAATATGGCTGCCTATGAACAAAACAAAATACGTGCCAATCCTACTGCACCTGAATATGCAAACAATCCATTTGCAATGGTTCAACGAGGACAAGCACCTACTCAAGCTCAAGCTGGTGCAATGAATCAACGTAATTTGTTACGCACACAACCAAACCCACAAGAAGCATTAAACATGATGATTCGTGAAGCTGCTGCCAAAAAAGCCCTGGCACAACCAACCATAAGATAAGGAAATGAAATGACAGCATTAGTAGACAAATTAACAGAAACGTTTGCAACCACACACGTGGCCTACACACGTAGCCACATAGCACATCTAAACCTAGTAGGGCCAAACTTTTATAGCTGGCACAAGTTACTGCAAAAAATCTATGAAGCTAACTTTGAAGACATTGACACTTTGGGTGAGTTCGTTCGCACCCTGGATGCATTTGTGCCAATGTCAAGTGATGCCATAACTGACCTAAGTCAAATAGATGAAATGTCTGTGATTGATGGCACGGAAGATGAATTGTTAACAGAAGTCTGCGTTGATCTACAAACCCTGGTTGACCTACATCACCAACTGATCATTGCGGCCACGGACGATGATCAAGAACAAATTGCCAACCACAGCCAAGATCGTTTGGCTGAACTCAAACGGTTCATTTGGATGATCAACTCAAGTTTATCGTGAGCAATAACATAATTGAAACATTGCCAGGCGAAAGTGATAACCTAGCACTGCATGTTCAGCTTTGTGAACAACGCTACCTACAACTAATTAACAAGTTTGATCAAGTGGATAATCGCTTGGATAAGATAGAATCTGTATTAATAGAAATAAAAACTTCATTACAAACTACCAATACTGAAGTATACAAAAAGTATTTGGCCTGGGCAGGTGTAGTAATCACGGCTCTTGGTGGCATGATCATACACCTATTATCACGTTGAGACGACACCAGCTGGCTTGCCAATTCCTTGATACCCACGAGTGAAAGCAACAAAATCTCGTGATCCTGGATAGTCTCTTGGTTGCTTAACTGATCTATTTACAATGTAATAATACCACTAGGTGCGTCCACTGGCACAAACTGTGTGGTAGGCACACGTAGATATGCAACATTGCCACGCACAAAATAACCATGAAGTTCATGCAATCGTAAAAATGCTTGTTGATTTTCACGTATACTTGTGCTAAAAATTATTGGAACTTTACAGATCTTTGCCCATGTTTCCCACAAATCTATTTCTTGACTTATTAATCGCATTCTTGTTCGCTTTGATAGTTTCAATGCTACTTGTGCCATTCTTACCCCAGCCATTTCATCACTGCCCCACCAAGCATATTCATTTCGCACAATCCAAGTCCATGCTAACAAATCGCCAGTGCTTTTTTCACGTGCCACTGATATCATACAGTTATGTGGCTCGTAATATTGATTAACAATGGCCAGTGTTAGGTTCTTTGAGTAATGGCGACGATTGGGTGTTTGGAATGCTATGTCATTAAGAAAATAATATTCTGACATGGCAATCATATCCTCTACATCATCCCCTGCGGCCTGACGCCAGATCCAAGGATCATCCGTTGTGTGTGCAAGTTTATCTACGATCATGTCAATTCAATCCTAGTTTAGTTCTACGACGCTCCTGTGCCACACTGCGGTATCCACCTGCGACCAACTGACCTTGACGTCGTGCGTGAGCCTGGCGTGTGACGACATGGCAGTTATCTTTGGTCCAAGGAAGTTCTACATCCTTGCGTGTCATGCAATAACTGCCACGATCACGCCCACGTAGCGCATACCATGGTCCCCACATCGCAATCCAATCTTCAAGGCTGAAATCCCAACCTTCTTCACGCCATTGTGCTTGATTGCGTTGTTGTATCCAAACCAAAAACTTCTTGTGTAGTTCTGGGTCTGGACCAGTGACCCATATGTGTGGGCGTGGCTTGCGTGCATGTGGTCTTGGTGTCATTTGTTGGGTATATCCAGGCCATTTACTGTGTTGACCACTTCACGTATGGCCATGGCAGCTTTCCAAGCACGATTCTTATGTGGACGTGTGTCCAGGATTCTACCGCGTTGATTATCTTGATCACTGAGTATTTCTCTAGCATCCGCAATGGCCTGACTATGAAATATTTTGAATGCTTCTGGATAATGCTCTTTGATCAAGTCCATAGCACCAATCATATTGGTCCAATCTACATTGTCGTAGTGGTGGAAGAACTTCTTCCACAGCGTGTGATTGTCACGATCAATGGGCCGTCCAGTTGTAATAATAACATTGTTTAGGTAATCAGTGAGAATTTCAATTTCCCTCATACCACGTTCTATATTAGCCATAATATCTCCTTGTGTGTTATTTATCACAGTATACAATATTACAAAGATTTTGTCAAGATTTTTGGTATTTCACATACCACCACTCTCCTTGAGAGTTTTTCTGAATTCAGATCTTCGTGTGGGGTTTGGAGTAACTCACTGAGATGTATGTGAGATGTCAAGAGACATCTGTTTTAGATATCGCCGCTGAAGCGTCTCATCTAAAACTTGTTGTTTAATTAAAAGAGAGCTTTGCGGCAGATCAGATGTCAAGAGATAGATGACGCAGTCATCTTTGACATCTGATAGGTCATCTCTGATGACCTTTAGTTGTTGTCACGTGAAATACCTATTCACAAATGACTTGTTGTTAGACTCAAGAGAGAACATCACCCCCTCCCCCAGTTGATTTTTAAAACCTTTCGTGATAAGGAAGCTCAACCCGTGATATAGTGTATCAGACGCTAAAAGCTCTGGCCAAAGATATACACGCCCCAGGTGTCTGCCTTGGCCAGGCTTGTTCGTTTATAGTCGTTGCTGTTAGTTAGAAATCCCAATCAGGACCACAAGTGGTTTAAGTGATTTAGGGCTAACAAAGGTTTGGACTCTTCCACGCACAGAGAGGGTATGTGTCGCTGGGATCTTACTTTTGAATTTTATTAAAATATTTGATTATTTGTTTTGCTACGATGCCTCTGGGCTGATTGACCAAAATCCACTCACAATAAGATGGATCCTGATTAATTATTTGCCCTATATCTTTGTTCCAGTATTTGCCGCTGATGAATACAGATTCTTGATTAATTGTGTTGTTAAATGCTTTTGCTTTTTTTTGATTGTCTTGCCTAAACTTATCCCAAGGCTGTTTTTCATAGCCATTATTGGGTCTGTTGTAGTTCATTTTTGCCATTATCTTTTAGTTTTTGGATTAGGTAAGTTTTTAAGATATGGATTAGATTCAACAACATCAAGTATAACATTGTTATTTCTACAATACAATACAATCTGTCTTGATACTTTGCCTTTTGGACTATTAGTCAAAGTCCAGTTGATATACGAAATATCAGTTCTAATAATATCTTTGATTTTCTTACCGTGATATTTTCCACCGCCAAAAATCCAGTTGCGAAGTTTCTTTTCTACTTGCCACTGGAGAATTTTTTCTTTTAGGAAAACAGAATACGCCATACGGTATTGTGCTCCGCTTTCCAAAAACTCCTGATGCCAGGTTTGCTTTTGTTTTAGTGATGGACTATTAAGCCGTGCCTTATATTGGGCGGCTGCAATGTCTAATGATGTTTGATTATAGGTGTTGCCAATTGACATAAATTTTCTCTCTACTAATACTATAAGCCATAGTGTAGTATATATGACATTAACGAAAAAAGCAAGCTTTTACGGCGAAAAACGAGCCAAAAAAATACCCAGAACTAACTGGGTATTTCAAGGGACTTCTTGAACTATTAGAAGGTGTTGTAGCAGGGATACCTAACAGGATTTTAATTTAATATTATGGCTTAATATGATATTAATAGACTTTATGTCTAGTGAACTTGAATATAGGAATTTCACAATGTTATGATAACATTGCGGCATCCGTCTACTACAACAAATTTATTTATCAAGATGACTTAAAAGTCTGGGTATTTGCTGGTGTTTTTGGTAATATTCTAACCAAGCCAGAACCTCCGCTGGTGTGGGCTCACTGGGTCGTGTCAGCGGTTTCCACAGTGGAGCTTTTGACACGGGATCTTTTATTCTTCTCCAAAGCACTATTTCTTTGTTCATTATCTGCGTATTTAACTGCTCCGTCTATGGCAGTGGCCAAGAGTTCCATAGCAGCCACATCACCGTAGCGACGTATCAAACTGGTGATTTGGGTTTGTAAACGCAGTCTTTCAAATAATTGATTCATCATAGTTTCCGTGGTTAACATACTGTTAGTATATGTTATTTAGATATTAATGTCAATGATATTGGCGAACTTTTGATCCACCTCACGAACTTCGTATTCCATATACTTTGAAGTGGTAAGATGTATGGTGTCTGTGTAGACCCAGGCCTGTAGCTCTGCGGCGAACTTTTCTGGTGAGTAATCGCAACAAGGCAAAGTAGGACGGTATGGCAGTTGGCGATCAGGCACTTGGACTATTTTAATACGCCCTGGTATACGGAAATGGTCACGTGCCAGATCATCTGCCCACTCAGGACGATTCACCAAACAAATTCCACGTAGTAATCGTCCAACTCGCCAGTCACGGCCTGTGAGCATTAGTCTTGTTGGCACCAAGTCACCTGTGGCACACAAATGATCCCATTCTGCCGCACTTACAGGAGTGTAATAATTCTTTAATTTTGGCATGTTGTATTTAAACCACAATAATAACCCTATAAAACTCTGGGTTATCAAACGGCATTGACTCGCAATCGCAATTGCAGTATAATATACACATAGCAACAAACAAAGGGATAGAGAAATGAAAAGAGATTTTGAAATCGCACAAGAAAAGTTTTATCAAGAAGTAGCAAAACTTGATTGGGAAAATGACCCAGATGTGCTTGAAAAGGCAGAAAAATTAAGTGAAGAACTTAATCCATTTCATTCACTTCGCAACTTTGTAGATTAAGTCCGCAGAATGAAAACCTAGTAATCTCCCAAGGCCTAGGTTTCAGCCCACCTTATACGTGGGCTTTTTTACGACTATAAGTAATACTACACAACTCCTGGTGTGTTATTACCATATAGTAATTCTTGTTAACCCCGTGGTGCTGGGGTCTAGGAGGCACCTTTATACAAGGAGTCATATCATGGGTGCAGGTCCAGTAAGAATGCCAAGCAAACGAACATTTCCCAATCCAAATCCCTTACCACAACGGTAGTCACTTGAATCTCAATCAATTTAGCAATCTGCATAAATATTCTTATGAAGAATACTAAAAGTCCCAACTGGGGTGGTGCAAGACCCAATGCAGGTCGCCCCAAAGGTTCAGGCCATAAGATCAAGCTTGAAGACTTGTTGATAGACATTGAAGCTGAAATAGGAATGCCTTATACACAACGACTGGCCATTAACTATGTAAGTGCCATTGACCGTGAAGACTGGAGCAAGGTTGAAAACTATGACCGTGCATTCCTTAATAAGATTGTAGCAGATCGCCAAGAAGTAGAAGTAATAGAAGGTGATGATACTGTGCGTAATCGCCAAACTGCCTTTGCTGAAGCCATTGCCAAGATAGCTGGAATCTCAGTAAACCTAGGTTCAGCAGAGTCTGATAAATAAAGTTATGCCTCTAGTTAAATCAACAAGTAAACGAGCCTTTGGTGAGAACATTGCCAAAGAACGTGCCGCTGGTAAGCCCATTAAGCAAGCCGTGGCCATTGCCTATGCAACACAACGTGATGCCAGCAAAGGTAAATCCCCCTCAAAGGCCAAAGCCAAAGGAAAATCAAAATGACGAACAAAAGTAAGTCTCCCGCACGTGATCAAGACGATCGCAACATGACATTCAATGGTATGACCAATGAGCGTCCTGCCAGTAAACCCAACTACAACACCAACCATTGGAGTGGTCATCTCAATGATGGACGTGAAGTAAACTTTGGTCGTGGTCCAACCAAAGGCAATGCTTCCAGCAGTGCCATTACAAAGAACGCCACTGGTAACCCAACAAAAGATCCACACCGTATGACCATTGCTGAAGTGGCAGGCGTGCCCACAGAGCGTGCATATCCAAAGAACGTTGACAAGATCAACTATGGTTCACAACAACGTGGTGCAGGTGGCACTGGTGTGCGTAAGCCCAGCAATCCAGATATGATCAACCCTGCCAAGAATCCCACTAACCCTGGTGGCAAGAGCTATGGTGACAAGAAGTCTGCCAAGAAGCCTGTTGATCCAGATTCAATTAACTTTGGTCCAAGCCGTCAATATTAATCATGAGAACATTCCAACCAACAGGTCCAACAACATTTGTCAGTGGTAACACTGCTGGCGTAACAGGCAACGTGGCCATCAACGTAGGTGGTCAAGGCGGTCCAGTTACATTCAAGCTTGACAACGTCAACAATGCCAATGTTGATGCGTTTATTAATTACAGTGTCAATAGTAATGTAGCGGCAACTATTGCCAACGCAACTGCCACAGGCAACAGTGTGACAATTCAACACAATGACACATTGTATTTGCAAACAGGCGGAGACTATAGTGTGCCTGCCAAAGTATACTTTGCAGTGATCACTGCCAGTGGCGTGGCCAATGTGTATATCACTCCTGGCATTATCAGATAAGGAAAGAAATAAAATGGCAAAACAAATAGCAGGCAACAGCAGTGTCCTAGATACTGCAGCTTACAAAATGGGCACACGCTCAGGTAAACAAAATGACAATCCGCAATGGCGTGACAACACCAACCAAGGTCGTGGTCCCACTGCAGGCAACACAGGCACTCCTGAAAAGCGTGACACGTTCATCAAAGAGAAAAGCTCTGGTGAAAAGTCTGCACTCAGCGACATGATTCTGTCAGCTTATAAGATGCGTGGTGATGGTATGAAGTCGCACATTGACCCAGCAGTAGAAGGCATTCACAGCAACACCAATGTTGGGCGTGGACCTACCAAAGGCAACGCTGGCAAGTCCAGTAAGAAAAAATAAAGACTAGAACTTTATACCACCTGTGTGACTGCAATGGTCACACAGGTATTGATTTGAATCTAAAGGAAATGAAATGAGTAAAAAACCTACCCCCGTCACAGAGACACCAGAAGCAACAACCATTGACAATATGTCATGGGAACTAGATGAGTCAGAAGTCATAGAGCCCGTTGATGTTGGCCGTGTGATCCGTCCCGCTGAACCAGAACACAAGCCTGAACTAGAATTGCGTATACGCCCAACATCCAATGACTTTGACATGGAAGGATTGATGACAGACTTCCCCACTGCCAAAGACCTGGAACGCTTTGTGTATGATCAAACAGGCGTGGTGCTGAATCTAAAAGGTCGTGCCAACAAACTAAAGTATCAAGTGGCCCTGGATGTGCTGAATGGACAGGACGTAGATCCAGTGTTTGTTGGCTCTGACAATCCATACTTGGACCGTGCGGATATGGTTCCAGAAGATCCTGTGCGTGACACCCCACCAAGAGATCCAAGCTTGCCCACACACGAGCATATTCAGAATCAATTCTATAGTCCTGTTGTGCCACATCCAGACAAAGAGTATCGTCAGCGTGGTAAGAAGTGTCACGTGGAGTTTCGCAAGTATACCAATGGTATGATCAGCTATGAAGTCATTGGCCCCCTGGAAAAGTATCCTGTGGGCAACAAGATAGACAAGTATGGTCGTGAGCGTCCAGAGATCATCAAGTATAATGATCCACGCACGGGTGAGCAGGTGCTGGTTCGCACCACAGGTGAACTCACACCCATTGGTAAACGCCTCAAGCCAATGATGCAGAGCCTGCGTATCAACAACACCAATTATTGGGATATGTGGATTGATCGTGACTTTGGTGCAATGAACCGTGGCGTTATCAGTGATCCATGGGATTCAGATAATCTATGAGTGCCCCACGCATAAACGCACACGTTGCCAATGACAAAGTAAAAGCGGATTATAAAATAGCGGAAAAGATTGCACTTGGACAAAGTGCAGTGTTTCGCAATCGCTTTCCCAGTCAAATTGAACATGTGCTACGCTTGTTAACAGAACGACTACAAGCGGGCTTGGACAAGAACAATGGTGTGGTCATTGACACGCCTGGAACATGGAAAATGACTGCACTAGAACTCAGTGACTTGGCCAAGGCCGTTGAATCCATATACAACGTTTATACCAACGTTGGTGACACTAAGATATTTGCTACAAAGGACACAAATGAAATATCAAATCTTAACTGGGAACAACTGTGATGTTCTCAAAACTTTTCCCAACAATTACTTTGACAGCATAGTCACAGATCCGCCCTATGGCATAGACTTTTTGGGCAAAGCCTGGGATGCCAATGTAGGAGCCCTGGAGACTTATCAAGAGTGCTTGCGTGTGCTTAAACCAGGTGGGCATATATTAGCCTTCAGTGCCGCACGAACCTACCATCACTTGGCCATTACCTTGGAACAGGCAGGCTTTGAGATCCGTGATCAGATAATGTGGATCTATAGTTCAGGCTTTCCCAAGAGTCAAGATGTGGGTCGCCAACTACATAAGAAAACAAACGGCAAGCCAGACAAACAACGCTACAGCAAAGATGAAATGACTAAAGATGGCGACAACTATCGCCATAACACAAATAAGAAACTATATAGAATCTTACCAGATATCAATGGCGATAGATTGGAAAAGAGTCACGAGGGTGAAGGTTATGGATATATCTTTGAAGAAATCATCACCATTGACAATGCCTGGTCTGGTTGGGGCACTGCTCTCAAACCCGCACACGAACCAATCTGTCTAGCCCGTAAGCCTATTAAGACCAGTATCCGTGAGAACTGCTTGAAGTATGGTGTAGGTGCTCTTAACATTGATGCTACCAGAATAGAACGAGATCAAGAAGAGGCCCGCTTCCCTGCCAATGTCATAGGTGAGATTGCTGAACCCTACCAAAAGTATTTCTACTGCCCAAAAGTCAGCCGTAGAGAACGACACATTGGTTATGATTTAAATGATGTTCCAACCAATGAATTTAACGATCCTGGTAAAGTAAAAGATCATCCACTGTGGGACGAAAGCATTGGAAGCAGTGTAAGCAGACTACAGGATAAGATTCGTAAGATGAATCCAGTAGGCAACAACCATCCCACGGTCAAACCCATAGAACTAATGAAGTATCTGATCAAGTTGATCACACCCAAGGGCGGTCGTGTGCTTGACCCATTCAATGGTTCTGGATCAACAGGTTGTGCCGCAGTGGAATTAGGCTATGAATATGTGGGCATTGAATTGGATCCCAAGTATGTTGATATAGCCTGCCGTCGTATTGCGGCCTGGATCGCTGAACATAATCCAACTACATACAATGAGTTATTTGAATGATAGATCCTGCCACCTTGATGCGACGGGCCATACGCTGGGTCTGCGAAAGTAACAAACTCACACCAGAGGCATTAAAGCAGTTTGACACTGACACACAAACCAAGTTTCAAGACTTTGCCATTGCTGTGTCTGAGGACATGCAGTTCAATGCACTTCGCTACTTTAGGCCCTTTAAGCATCAGCTGGCTTTCTTCAAGACCTCAGCGGCACCCAGGCGTGGCATACTGGCTGCCAACAGGATTGGTAAGACAGTATCAACGTGCTATGAAACTGCCATGCACCTTACTGGCCAATATCCAGACTGGTGGGAAGGTTATCGTTTTGATCACGCTATCACTGCAATGGTCGCTGGTGAAGGATGGAGCCAAGTAGCATTGGTATTACAAAATGAATTACTTGGAACACAAGACATTAAACTCAAAGACCACATTGGCACTGGTGCTATCCCTAGGGATTGCGTTGTCATGGATACTATGCGTGGAGATGGAGCAAACTGCATTGGAGTTGAAGTCCTACACTGCTCAGGCAGTAAAAGTTATTTGCTCTTTGCCAACTACACTCAAGAAGTCCGCCAGATGCAGGGATTTAAACTTAACCTAGCAGTATTTGACGAGCAACCACCAGATGACTTTTTTAGTGAGATTGTCACAAGGACAGCAACCACCCAGGGTGTTGTTTTGTGTAGTTTCACACCGCTTAAAGGTCTTAATGGGCTTGTCAGTAAGTTCTGGAACAGAGAACCTGGTTACGATTTTGTTCGTGTCAGTTGGGAGGACGTGCCAGAATATGATCCGTGGCACGAACCATTCTTATTAAACGCCACACGCCGTCAACTTGAACGTGATTACTTGCCGCATGAACGTGAAGCACGTATTGCTGGCAAACCTGTTATGGGCAAAGGTGCAGTATTTCAAATACGTGAATGGCCAACCTATACCACAGGCGACTACAACTTTCGTGAAATGCGTGGTGTGCATCGTATCATTGCACTTGACCTGGGCTTGGTCAATGACAAGACTGTGATCAGTTTAATGTATTGGCATCCACAAGAACGCCAGGCTTGGTTACATCGCCAAATAGCTGTGCAAGGAACTGAAGAAGCCAATCCAGTAAACTACATACAACACCTACAAAGACCAGAAGTGTTTGGAACACCTATAGTATTACCCGCTGATGCAGGCACACAGGGCCGTTATACAATGAGCAGTCAAAGCATACGTGAATTGTTTGTAGAGTATGAACTCAATGTCCACGATCGCCCTATTATGAATCCACCAGACTCACAAGGCCGTGTTACCAATCACAAAGCCTACGGTATCAATATGATGCGCCAAATGATGGAAGCTGGCACGTTTATGATCAATGAGAACTGCACAGGCTTTTTAAAAGAAGCACAAAACTACTATGTTGATCCTAGTGGACGCTTTAGTGATCCAGATGATCACATTGACAGTGCTCGTTATGCATTGTTAGGTTGCTTGAATGACCTAGCTGAACCATGGGATAATCGCACGCCTAAACAACGTATGTTGGCCCAACGTGACCGTTATATCAGAAAAGACGAATCACAAAAGCCTGCGTGGAAGAAAGTTTATACAGCAGGACAATAAGGAATAGAAATGACCAATTCAACACGTTGGAATATGTATCCGCCACCTGGCCCATTTGCGGGCAAGCCTACTTGGATGAGCACGCCGCGTGACCCTTTTCCAACTTGGATGTTTGCAGGGCGTCCTTGCACAGTTGGTGAGTTTGCCAACTTGATATGGCCTAAGGATGATCCACAAAAGACTGCGTTCTTGTTACGTTGGGCAGACTTCTTTGCCAACCCATAGCCTTGATTCCTGGGTTTTATCATACACACTAAATATACTACTAATGGAATCCCACGAACATGCTTCAAATTAAGAACAAAGTTATTGCCAACTTAAACACCAACAATCAAACGTTGGCGCGCTTCGTCAAGCTCAAAGGCCAGCTTGATACTAAATGTGCCAGCTACTTGCGTTATTTGGGCACAAAGAATGCAGTGAACAGGGCCAGCGATTATCACTATTTGTGCCTGGCAGTATATGATTCTACTGCACCTGTAAATGGCATTGATTACATTCACCCAGTGGTCAAACCCTGTGTTGATTATGCCACTGCTGTTATTGCCAAGGGTTTGATGCCCAATGGCGAAATAAACTTTGAGTTTGTTCCAGACAATGAATATGATGATGAAGCTGCACGTCAAGCTACATCAATGGTTAGTCGTGTGATCAACCAAGACAACGATCCACACTTTATACTACAACGTTGGATCATGGATGCAGTAATGCACAAAAATGGCATGCTAATGGTATTGCCTACCCGCGAACAAACAGTTCGTTATATCACAACACAAGGCACACTAGATCAACTACGTGCATTTGAACGCCAGGCAGAAGAAGCTGGACTAACTCCACTACGTCAAAGCCGCCGTAAGATCCATGTTGAAATGGACAAGGTCATGAGTGAAATGAGTTCTAACATGCCAGGCATGCAAGCAGATCATGTGCAAGGTATGATTGACAAGCACCTGGAAAATGTCAACAGTCAAATAGATTCAGGCTTTGAAGAGCCAGGCCCCAATGATCTTGCCGCACATACTCAACAAAGTCTGGATGACACAGTAACGGAATTAACTGATGCCATTAATCGCAACACAATCTATTCAGCCAAGTATAAACTAACAGGCTGGAACTTACAAGTTAAATTCCGCAACATTGCACAACACTATTGGATCTGTGATCCTACTGTGCAACAAATGAAGGACCAAGCCTTTTGTGGATTCTATGATCCTGTGAGCATTCAAGAAGCAGTGCAATTGTATCCTGAACTACAAGACCACATGGAAGACTTTCGCAGATTCGCAGAGTATAACCAAAATGGTGCATACCAAGCAGGCAGTGTGTTAAACAACTTGGCTATTCACGCACGTGATTCAGTGCCAGTAATGGGCATACCAGTTGAGTCTGGTGTTGGAGCAGATCCAGATAGTCGCCAAGTTACCATTCTCACAGTTTGGGATCGCTATGACATTGATGGCGATGGTGAATTGGAATTAGTTGAAATAGTATTCAGTGGTCAATATATTATATCCGCCAAAGAAGTAGAGTTTATCCCAGTGGCCAATATGTGTCCAAAACCCTTGCCTGGCAACTTCTATGGTATGAGTGTGGCAGAGTCAGTTGTGCCCATGCAAGAATATGCCACTGCGGGTCACCGTGCTGAAATCCTTCTGGGCTTGCTGACCGCAACTCCAAGAATAGGTGTCAAGCCAGACAAAGTAGACTTTGAAATGATGCAAGACGGCGAAGCAGCTATCTTTATCCTTGATTCTAAGTTTGATCCAGCCACAGACGTTTATCCCATGCCTGCACCTGCTGGCAACCTGGGCTTT